AAATATGGTGATGAGAATTATAATAATTTTGAAAAAATGCTTATTACAAAAAAAGAAAAATATGGTGATGACTATTTAAAAAACTGGTATAAAAACACAGAGAAAACATTACAAAAAAACTATGGAGTTTCACATGGTCTACAAATTGAAAAATTTAAAGACAAAAAAACAAAAACAACATTTAAAAAATACGGAGTAAAAAATGTATCACAGCTTCAAGAATTTAAAGAAAAGCGCACTGAAACAATGAAAGAGAGATTTGGTGTAGAAAACATTTCTCAGAATGAATCTGTAAAAAAACAAAAGAAAGCTACATCTTTTAAAAACTTTGGAGTAGAACATCATCTTAAAGATTCAGAGATGTTTATAAAGCACTTTAAGGCTCAGTATAAAATAAAGCCATATAAAGACTCAGGAATAAACTATCAAGGTTCCTACGAAAAATACTTCCTTGAGCTTATAGAAGAGAAAGATTTATTAAGCGAAGTTAGTAGTGGAGATTCTTTTATCTATACATTCAATGGAGTTGAACACACATATTATGTAGACTTTAAGTTTAGAGGTAAGCAGATTGAAATTAAATCAGGGTGGACATATAATAAAAATGGAAAGGATTTGGAATTGCAAAATATTAATGAAGCAAAATGGAAATCTGTAAGAGATTTAGGTGAAAATTTAATTGTTTTAATTGACAAATCAGAAATTAAAGGTTTTATAAAAGGTTTGTGTTAAAGTAAAACTAGTATATAATAAAAATAAATTATTGAAAATATTAAATATTCCAAATATTTCTGAATGGGAAATAGCTCAAATTCTTGGAATGGATAGAATTTGGGATTGTGGTAATTTAAGGTTTGAAATGATTCTGTAATATTAAGAGCAAAGTAATTAATTTTTACTTTATAAATCCTATAAATATTGAGTTTTTGCTCAATACTTATTTTTAATTTCTATTTATATAAAAGAAAAATAATAAATGTCAGGTAACTATATTCAACCCATAAAAAGAGAATTCTTAAACCTTTCTGGTGGCACGGTTACGGGGGATACAGTGTTCACCCAAGGACTTTATGCCAATAGTTTATCTGGAGGTACGTTATATTCTGGCTCTACTAATTTAGAAAATATATTTTTAACACCAGGTCAACTAACTGCAACAACACTATCACAAGGGTCAAATGTATCAATACAGCAAATAGGAAATGACTACCAAATATCAGTAGTAGATTCACCTTCTTTTGATAATGTTGATTTTTCAGGAACATCAACTGGGGGAAATATTAATGCATTAAATATAACAGGAGACACAATTTATGCTAGTACATTAATAGAACCAATAATAGATAATTCCGTTGATGCAGGCACCCCATTCAAAAGATTTAGATCATTAAATACAGTTAATGGTGTTGCTGTAAGTTTCACAGCAAGCACTAGAGTTACAACTCCTGAAATTATATTAGGAACAACAACTGTAACAGAAAATAATATTATTTTATCAGGATATACACTAGAAGGTGGTATGTGGTAAAAAAAAATACTATTTATAAAGAAACAAATATTATGACAGAAAGACAAGTTCGAATAACCCTTAGGGATAAACAAACAGCTGGGGGTTCTATACCTGGAACAGCATTGCTCGGAGAGCCTTTTGTAAATTTATATGATGGTGTTTTAAAGTTTTCTGGTGTTTCAGGTGGTGCTTTTGAAACATCTAATCAAACTGATGTTTTTGAAGTTGGATCTGCTCTTTATAATCAAAAAATAACAAATAGATTAAGTGTTAATGGTAATTTTGTAATAAGTGGAGATACAGGCCTTATATCAACATATAATTCTACATCAGGATCAGGTCTAGTTGGAAAATTCTTAAGTGGTACAACAAGTGGATTTGTATTGGGAGATATAACAGATATTCAAGGTGTTCCAACACAAGTTCAACCAGGATCAAACATTATAACAGGAGGAACAGCATTAAATCCAATTGTAAGCATTGTAGCTTCTCCGTCTTTTAATAATGTCAATTATTCAGGAACATCAATTGGAGGAAGTTCAATAGCAAATAGTGTTTCTGCAACAACTTCAATTTATTCGGCAGGTACATCTCTTGAGACAATTATCTACAATATTGCTAACTCTACTGAAAACATTACCAACATACAACCTGGAACAAATATTACAACAGGAGGAACACCTTCAAATCCAATTATAAACGTTGTACCTTCCCCTAGTTTTGCAGGTTTAGTATCTGCTACAGGATTCACAGATTCAAGTTTAACATCAACTAGAGTTGTTTATGTTGGAGCTAGTGGTAGATTAGTTGATAAAAATGGATTTAGCTACGATCAAGCAACTGATACGTTAAACGTATTGCATGCAACACTTGGTGTGCCAGGTCAAACAGGCACAACATTAACGATTAATGGAGATGTGGTTGTATTTGGTGAGGCAATAAGTGGATTTACTTCTCAATTATATATAGAAGATAATTTCATTGAACTTAATTATAATCCAACAGCTTCTACAGCATCTACATCTCTTGGAGCTGGATGGTCTATACAGGATGGTTCTGGTGTTGCAGGTACAGATGTCTTCTTAGATATTAGAGGCACAGGAACAACGGTTTCAAATAGAGGTTTTGCTACAAACTTAAATGATATTTATATTAGAGAATCTGGAACAGTTTCTGCACCAAATGGTGTGAGAGTTCTTGCAGAAGGGGATTTATTAGATGGCGGCCAATATTAACGGTTTCGTATATTGATTTAATAAAAAAACAGAGATTAAAAGTCTCTGTTTTTTTTGTTTAAATTTTTTGAAATACAAAGAAGAAAATCAATAAGGATTTACATCATTTTCTATTTCTATTTTTATAGAGCCTATTTGAGGCATAGATAATCTTTTTCCATCTGCATATATAAGTTGAAACTCAGCATCAAACAATCCTGAGTCAGTAGTATCTTCAGCTTCCCAATTATATTGAATTACGCCTCCACTAAAAGAAAGTATTTGCGCTGTTTTAGCCATTATTTTAATATCACCACAAGAATTTTTCATTGTGAAAGTAGCACTAGACACACCAGTTAAATCAAAAGGTACTCTACTACCCAAACAGCTTCTATCTATTAGTTGCAGCTTAAGAACTGGCAAAGTGTCGTTTCTTTTTAAGTGAAATTCGTTTTTATTTACAGCCATTTTTTATTTTTAAATAGGTTATAATATCTCTATTTCTAGTGTATTGCTTAAAATTTCTATAGATATTTCTCCAGATACACTTTGGTTGTTCATTCTAAATCTTGTAGTTAATTTTTTTTGAGGAGCTACATTTGTGTAATTTATATACCAAACCAAATCATAGGTTACATCTGATGCATATAAGTTGGGATTAAGGTCTGTGTAATAAATTCCAATTTCTTCTTGTGTAATAGGAGTGTTGCTTTCTATTAGTGTTGAAGATTCATTTCCATTCAATCCAGCAACATAAGAACTAGCAGTTATTGAGTTTGGATTAAAAAGGGTGTATGATTGTGTTGTTCCAGTCGGCGTAGCCGTAAGTGAAACACAATATATTTTTCTATACAATCTGATTCCTCCCATATTATTTTATATAAAAAATCCTTGGAACATTATATTAAAAAATACAACACCCCAAGGATTGATATGTTTTTTTTGAACTATTAAGCGTTTAGTAAGCAGATATCAGGTTGAAGAGTGATTGTTACTTCTGCAAGGTCATCAGCACCATAATCAAAATCACCGAAAGCTGCGTTTGTAATCATACAACCAATCAAAGTCCATTTTTCTACCTCAACACCTGTTGGATCAAGAGCTTTAAGTACAAGATTCTTTTTGTAACCTACAGCGTAACCCATTCTTCCTGTTGCAGATTCGAAATGAAGTCTTACCCATTCCATAACCTTTTGAGTTGTAGATGGTCCGATTACGTCAATAAATTTCACTTCGATTGTACCCCATTTAGAACGACCAGCAACATATGTACTAGTATTCATATATGGAATTTCAGTCGAACCAATCTCTAATGAAGGTTTACCTGAAGTTTGAACTAAAAAAGACTCAATGCCTAATTCCGTAGGAAATTCAAGTACGAATCTATTTTTTCTTTTTGGTTCCTGTTCAATAGGAACTGGTCTAAACATATCAGCCATAGCTCTAGTATTTATTTAAGTTTATTTTCCTTTTAAATAAATACTTAGAAAAATTTTTTTTTAATTCGGTATTTTTTTAAAATGTTTTATAATAATTTAAAAGTGATATATAGCCTATAAAAGTGCATTTATTTCAATTTAAATCAAAAATATTTTATTTAAACCTATTTACAATTAAGGCTAAATAGCTTTATTTTTGACCTATATAGGTTTATTTTTAATGAGATTATATAATTTCCCATGGCAGAAAGACCAGTTAGAATAATAACTAAAAGAACTGCTGTGCCAGGTAAGATTCCAACTGGAACTACGGGTACAGAATTGAATTTAATTAAGGCAGGTGAGCTAGCATCAAACTTGGCAGATAAAAAACTGTTTAGTTACGATGGTTCTAATATTTTTGAATTCGGTTCAAAATCTTTTTTAGGCTTAACGGGAGGAACAGTGTCTGGGGAAACCACATTTCAAAGTGGAATCACTGTAAATACAATATCAAATACAAGTTATATTGATTTTAATACATCACCATCAGTTCCCAGTCCAACTGGTGGTACATTATATTTTGACTCTAACGAAAACGCATTATCATATAAACCAATAACAAATCAAAATGACGTTACAATTAACTTGGGGCAAGAAAGTTTAATTAGGGTTTATAATGATTTACCAACAACAATACTTAACGGACAGGTTTTACATATAACTGGTGCAACTATTGGGGTACCTACAGTTGCATTAGCTAACGCCTCAAAATTAGGTGTAGTATTTACAGATAGTTTAGCTCAAACTTCTGGTGTTGCAACTCATGACATACCAAGTGGTGAATATGGGTTTATGACCAATTTTGGTGTTGTTAGAGATTTAAATACAACCGCATTTACTGTTGGTCAAGAAGTATTCTTATCTGATACTATCGATGGTGCTTTAACAAATGACCCAAACAATATTGCGTTCACATCAAGAATCTCAACAGTGGGTTATTGTTTGGAATCAAACGCAACAACTGGTAAAATACTTGTTGTAATAACAAACGAAAACCCACTACAAAGTTTAACTCAACAAGAAATTAACGTATTACTGGGTAACACAATATCAACTGGTGCTTATTTTTATACTGGTGCAACAACCGCATCAACAACAACCATAAATGTATCACCAATGAGAGGTTGGATTGTTTATAATACAGGTCCAACATATGCAACAAACCCATTGGTTTTAAATATCTATTATAGTGGTGGTACAAATTTACCAGTTACGGGTTTAACTAGTTCATTTGATACTTATTTATTGGTTAATAGTGGTGGTACACTATATCAAACAAATACATACCCAACACCACAAGAAAGAAGACAAAATATATTTTTAGGTAGAGTTGTTCACCCAAATAAAACAACAATACTTAATATTGAACAAAGTGTTGATTATGACGTTTCACCGTTATCATCACTTCGTGATTTATGGGTCCCTATAAAAATTATTAATGAAGGTGTGGTGCCAAGTCCTAATGGCGCTACTTTAACATTTAAAACCTCATCTGGTACTTTTTGGGGTAATGGTATAGGTTTTCCAACGGATGAATTAAATCCTAATGCAATTACAGTTCCAGGATATCTTCCAGCTTCTTTTTATTATACAACACAAACTGGTGGAACATTTACAGCGACAACCACAACTGTTGATACAACAAAATATGATGTTAATGGTGTTGCTGTAGATGTGCCTGGTTCTGGGTCTTACACAACACAAAGGATTTATATGTCTCAAAGTGGTGTTATTAGATTACAATACGGACAAAATTTTTATTCAACATTGGCAAAGGCAATTGCCGCAATACCAAGCGAAACTTTTGTAGTTAACCCAGATAACTCAATTGATTGTATATTGATTGGTTTATTAACTGTAAAAGATGGTACAGGTAATTTAAGTAATACTGATGATGCTGTATTTACCTTTGTTTCAAAATTTGGTGAAATTTTAGGCGGTACCGCTGGTATTTCAACAACAACGTTACAGCAAGCTTACAACAATTCTGTAAATCCAGAAATAACAACAAACTCAACGCTTAACGGCGTTCAGTTTAGAGGTGGAACTGGAAGTGATTTAGATCCTAATATTATTATTGAAAATAATGCAGGCGTAGTAACGGGTCAGTGGTTAGCAAATGGAGAATTATTTGCTACAGCAATATCAGCAACGACTTATTATAATTTACCAACAGATGTTTATATAACTGGTGCAACTTATGACAATTCGATTGGAACCGCCACTTTTGGAAATAGCACTGGTGGAACATTTAATGTAAATGGTTTCACTACTGGTGATACATATTGGACATCTGGTTCTGTTGGTTCATTTTCGGTAAAAATAGATAATAATTCAGGATTAGATGCTACTGGAGATAGAGCTGTTGCATCTGGTAACAATACTTTAGCTAGCGGTAATGATTCTTTTGCTCAAAATGGAAACACAATTGCTTTTGGTAATTATTCACATGCTGAAGGCTATGAAACAAAAGCTGTTGGTTTGGGCTCACACTCAGAAGGTGGTTTTACTTTAGCTGGATGGAAAGGGTTTAGTGCTTCATCTGTAGTTTCAGGATTAATTACAATTTCTAATAACGTTGATTATACTTCAGAATTCACTGGTAGTACTGTTTTATTAGATAGTAAATTTTACTCTTATAATTCAATAAATTATTCAGCACCTAATTTTACAATACAATTAGATGATACATCCATTAATACTGGTATTAGTGTTGCTGATGCATCTAATTTAAATAGTCCATTAGCAACAACATTTAATGGTTTATATTCTCATTCTGAAGGTAGGTATACGACTGCTTTAGGTAATGAATCACATGCTGAAGGTAGTTATACAACAGCTGCTGGCGAGTATTCACATTCTGAAGGTCTTTCAACAGTTGCTTTAGGGATTTCTTCACGTGCTGAAGGTGGAGCGACAACTGCATTTGGTGATTATTCACACTCTGAAGGTATCGGTTCAATAGCATTTGGTAGTACTTCACATGCTGAAGGTGGTGCAACAACTGCCATTGGTGATTATTCACACTCTGAAGGTGGTGCAACAACAGCTTACGGTGCTTTTTCACATGCAAGTGGTAGCGGATCAACGGCTAGTGGTATTACATCTTTTATACATTCAACAGATTCATTAGTTATTGGTGATAGAAGTGTTGTATTGGGAGGTAAAAGAATTACAGGTACCACAAATGATACAGTATATGTTTCTAATCTTAATGTATATAATATTCCAACACTTAATAATTCAAATACTGAAATTTTAAGCAGAAATGCATCGAATGGAAATGTGGAATATACAGCATTAAGTGCTTTTACGTATGTTACTGGATATACTTATTCTCCAACTACAAATACATTTACTATAAAACAAAATCAAGGTCAATCTGATATAACAGCATCATTTAATAGTGTGTCTGGATTAACGGTTGATGGAGATTTAACTGTCACTGGAAACACAAGTCTTAACGCATTTACAGGAACATCAGCGCAAATTAATGGAAATACTACTATAACTAACGGGCTTGTTAGGGTTCAAGGTAATTCATCTAACGAATTGGTAAGAATAACACAATTGGGTAGTGGTAATGCTTTAGTTGTTGAAGATTCAACAAATCCAGATACGTCTCCATTTGTCATTGATGGTAGTGGTAGTGTAGGCATCGGAATATTAGCACCATCAACAAATTTACATGTTAGCGGTAATACAATTATATCTGGTATATTAAGTGGTGGCACAATGGTAATAACATCAACACCAACAAGTGGGTATACAACAACTCAGATTTTAATGAGAAACTCAGCGTCAGGTCAGATAGAAATAACTGATAGCACATCGCCAGCAATATATAATTTTGGAATGACATATGCTATGTCAAACTTTAATTTTTTAACATAAACATAAATAAAAATATAAATAATTATGCCAGCAAATAATCAACCAATTTTTACAAGATTAGCAGATGTTCAATGGACGACATCAGCAATGACAGTGGCAAATACAACTACTGATTTAACAGCAGGGACAAGTTATCTAGCATTTACTGCGGACGCAACAAATGGCGGGTATGTTCAAAGAATTCGTTTTAGAACTTTAGGGACAAACTCAAATGCAACTGCAGCTAGAATATGGGTTAACAATGGTGCTACTACAGCAACAGCAGCAAACAATGCGTTAATCGATGAGATAACACTGCCATCAACAACTGTATCTCAAGTTGCTTCTCAAGCAAACTACGAATTACCTTTAAACTTTGCTCTACCTGCAGGATACAGAATATATGTTACACTTGGTACAGCTCCTACATCTGCAGGATGGAATGCAACTGTAATTGGCGGTAAATATTAAAATTAAAAATTATGAAATATAGTTTATGTGAATTTGAATATGGATATGAAGGTCAGTTTTATCAAGAAAGTGATGAAAATGGATTTGTTCGATTTATAGATTTAGACTGTAATGTATTAGAATTAATTCCGCCATATGGATATTATGTAGTAGAAGATAATATACCAACACCTAATTGTATTGTAGGATAATATATGATAGATTATTCAAACATACCATCAAGTACTTATAATCAAACATTCTTTGCTCTTGGTTCTACTGCTTGGCAAACTTGGCAAAAGCCAAAGAATTGTAAGTTTGTTTACATAACCGCTATCGGTGGTGGTGGCGGTGGTGGATCTTGTGCTGATGTATTAGGTACTTCTGGTGGTGGTGGAGGAGGAGGATCTTCTTCTATTACAACTATTATAATCCCTTCAGTTTTATTACCAGATAGATTATATGTACAGGTGGGTCTTGGGGGCTCAGGAGGTTCAGGTGCTGGAGCTGGTGCATCTGGAACACTATCAACAGTGGCAGTATTGCCAAATGCAACGGCAATAAATGTTATTGTAAGTTCTGGAACATTAGCTGCCGCAGGTGGTGCTAATGGTACTTCTAGTGTTGGTGGAACTGGTGGCGCTGGAGGGACTGTATTTACTAGATCTTCAGGATTTTTATCAAACTTAGGTGTCTTTTCATCAACTGTTGGGGATATTGGAGCTAATGGTGGATATGGTGCTGTTGGATTGACTAAAACCGCAATGGCAACAATGCCGCTTTGTGGAGGTGGTGGAGGGGCAGGCAAAACCACAGGAACAGATTTCGCTGGCGGTTCTATTCTAGCAGGAGGTGTTTTAGGTAGAGTTGCTGGAGGTACAGGTGGGGTTGCTGCAAGTAATGGTAATGCTGGTGTTTCTACAATAATTCCAAATTTATTAAATTATTCTTCAAGAAAATTTCCATTTGCAACCACTGGTGGTAGCGGAGGTGGTGCAAATGGAAATGGTACTGGAGGAGGAAATGGAGGTGCTGGCAATATTGGTTCTGGAGGTGGTGGCGCTGGCGCATTACTAGGCGGTACAGGTAGAGTTGGTGGAAAAGGTGGTGATGGTATAGTTTTTATTACAGCATTTTAAATTTTAAATTATGATTGATATTTTTGATTTACCAAATATAGATAATAACATTAGTGTGTTTTATGCATTGGGTTCTACTAGCTGGCAGACTTGGCAAAAACCAAGAAACTGTAAATTTATAAATATTACTGCAATAGGTGGTGGCGCTGGTGGTGGTGGCGGTAGGGGTTCTTCTAATACTTCTGCTATTGGCGGTGGTGGCGGTGCTTCATCTTCTGTAACAACTGGTATATTCCCATCTAATTTATTACCAGATATCTTATATATTTTAGTAGGAGCTGGTGGTGCTGGTGGGACTGGAGGTACGAATAGTAATGGTGTCGCTGGAGGTATTGGCGCTTTATCATATATATCTGTAACCCCTTCAACCGCTTCAACATCTAATATTATATTAGCTAGTGGCGCAGCAGCGGCAACTGGTGGTGTTGGTGGCGTAACTGGCCCTGGAACTTCAGCTGGTGGAACTGCTGGTACTGTGTTTGCATCTACAAATGGTATTTTGTCATCTTTGGGTATTATTAATTCAATTGCTGGTCAAGGTGGTGCTTTGGGGCAAAATAATATAGCTGGTTCTAGTATAACGATAGCTAATATAGTTAGTGGTGGCGCTGGAGGTGGCGGTACAACTAGCTCGTCTTCATCTTTTTCTGGTGGTAGTATAATAGCTGGTGGTATTGTGCCTACTATTTCAGGTGGTGCATCATCAGCTACAAATGCTGGTCCTGGTGCTTATGGATTTATTTCTGTAATACCATCTTCTTTAGTAACACTTAGTCAACCGTTTATTACAACTGGTGGTGCTGGTGGCGGCGCAACTAATAGTATTGCTGGTACTAACACTGGTGGTAGAGGCGGTGATGGAGGATTTGGATCAGGTGGTGGTGGTGGTGGCGCTGCTTATACTGGAACAGCTGGTAATGGAGGTAAAGGCGGTGATGGATTGGTAATAATAACTGCTTGGTAATTTAAGTTTTAAATACATATTTATATATATGAATGTAGATATTGGAGAAATGGTTTATGAACAGATTTTATCTTTAGATGTAGATAATAACCCTGTTACTGGAGCAACATTTGATTATGCTCTTTATACTGATAGTACAATCTATTCAGGTGGCAGTATTTCTTATTTATTGACAGATTCCAACAGAGGAGTGTTTACATTTTCTTGGTCTGCTAATACTTATGGAAAGTATCAGTTGTATGCTAAAAATAACATAACGAATGTAATATTTGTTTCTGACATTGTGGATGTTAAACCTATTGCAGACACTACTATATACATAGGTCTTTAATAGAAAATAAATAATTATAAGCTATTTATCAAAGAAAGCTTATAATTAATGACAGCACAAGAAATATTACAAGAGCGTATAAAGTGCGCCAAAAGTCCTGTTTATTTTTTTAACAATTATGGTTATGTCTTTGACGCTATGGCCAAAAGCGTTAAAAAGATGAAGTGTTTTGAGTATCAAGAAAAATGCGTTGATATTTTCCATAAAAATCAAAATTCAATAATACTTAAATCGAGACAAACAGGTTTATCTGTAATTACAGCAGGTTATGTCGCTTGGAAATTAATGTTTCGATATGATGAAAAGATATTAATTATTGCCAATGACGGAGCAGGAGCTAAAAGGTTTTTAGCCACTGTTAAACAATTTGTCGAACATACTCCTTCATGGCTTCAGCCTGAATCTATAGTAACAAACAATCAAACAAAGTTAGAATTTTCTAACAAGTCTTGGGTTGAAGCGAAAGCAAGTAGTCCAAATGCAGGTCGTGGAGAATCTTTAACAATGCTTGTTTTGGATGAGACCGCCTTTATTAAAGATGCTGAAGCAATTTGGATGGCTGCAGGTATGGCACTTTCCGCAACAAAAGGTAAATGTATAATGATTTCAACTCCAAATGGAACAGGGAATTTATATCATAAAACCTGGGTGGGCACAACCAATAAAAAGAATGACTTTGTCCCTTTAACTGTGCATTGGACACAAAATCCTCAATCATCTGTAGGTTTACAAATAAATAAAAATATCAACGGAGAAGATTTTCCTTGGAGTCCTTGGTATGAAGAGCAGTGTAGAAGAATGAGTTATG